ACAGATTACGACCAAGCTATTGTAGATTTAGCTAATAGTAAGTTTGACCAACAAGAAAACGGTTATAAAACTGCTAGACAAGAAGCTTATGCAAGCATACAAGACCAACTTGATATGCAATACTGGGACGGTGTTAATGGAACTACAACATGGGCTGATCATATAGCACAGGTAAAAGCTGACAATCCTAAACCGGAATAATGAAACTCGATGTCATTAGAACACAATTTGGTAAAGACGCTACCAATGGTTTACTTTTTATTGACGGGGTTTTTGAATGCTTTACTTTAGAAGATGAAATTAGGGACGAAAAAGTCTACGGAGAAACTGCGATCCCTTTAGGAACTTACGAAATAAAGTTTAGAAATATTGGTGGATTTGATACTAAATACAAAGCTAGGTACGGAACAACCTTTCATAAAGGAATGTTAGAACTACAAGAAGTACCAAACTTTCAATATATTTTAATTCATACAGGCAACACAGATCAACATACGGCAGGTTGCTTATTGCTTGGGGAAACACAACAAGATTTAGATAAAGGCAAAGACGGTTTTGTAGGTGGATCGGGTGACGCATACAAGAAAATGTATCCTAAAGTTAGGGACGCATTACTAAATGGAGAAAAAGTAACTATTAAATATAGCAATATAGATTTGGCCCCTAAAGTAGATAATTTAGCTAAAGATCATGTAATATTAGCTGACATAGTTGACCGTAAGTTTGATACGATCATTAAAGAGCTTAAAAATTTAAAAAATATACAATCTAGAAAAATAAACTAATTCTGCTATACTTGTAAATAACTAACATATCAGCGAGAGGAATCCCTCTATAAAAGTCCCATGTCCAAAATGCAAAAGTGATCTTCTGTTTATAACAAATACAGGAAAATTTTTATGTGGAAATAAAAAATGTAAAGACTACAATCGGAGACAATTCGGTGGTAAAGTTGAGGAAGAATAGATCTAGGAGAAAAATGAAAAAAAATAACTGGAAAGCTTATTGGAAATTTATGTTTTCAAAAGCATTTAGAACAGGTTTACAATCAGCAATATCTTTATATTTAGCTAATTCAACAGGAATAATAGACGCAGACTTAGTTCAATTATTGGGAGTTGCTTTTATGAGTTCTTTTATAACTGTAATACAACATGCTTTAGAACAATACAAACCAAAGGCTACATTTGAGGATTAATGAAAGCGACAGTTAATCTTAATCAAGTTTTACAAGGTGGATTAGCAGGATTAGTAGCTTGGCTATTTAAAACTGTTAATGATCTTCAGCAATCCGTAGCTGTATATATGGTACAAATTCAAAAATTAGAGCAGAACATGATCGATTTAGCACTTAGAGAGCGTGAGCTTAATTCTGCAATAACAGAGATTCTTATAAAGCTAGGTGGCTAGTGTTAAAAAAAGTAAAAGATAATCTTGGCTTAGTTGTAACCGGTTTGGCCCTTTTGTCATCAGTCGGTGCAGGTATACAATCACTTAATGCAGTTCTAACTACTCTTACAGGTATAGATGATCGTATGAATAATATAGAGTATGAATTTGTTACCTTAAAAGAAAGTACCTTTGTACAAAATGATATAGCTGTACTGTATGAAAAAATAATGCAATTAGAAATGGCAGCACAAAATGTTGGTAGGTTTAATGAAGAAATGGCTACACTACAAGCTAATTTGTTTAATTTAGAGCAACAAGTTAGGGACGGTGGCTTTGATCTAGATAGATATTACTTACTAGAGAAGTGGGAGTACCAAGACCTTAACGATTCAATGACAAGACTAGAAACGCAAGTGCAAACTATAAATAATGCTAGTTGGGAAATAGATGATCTTAAAAATAGACTAGCTTGGCTAGAGGCAAATAACCATGGACATTAAATGTACAACAACACAAAATGCTAATGGTACATATATAACAATTTGTAATTATGAATACGGACATGCACATCATGACTGATAATGGCTTTACACAAAAAGAAATGCTAGTGATGATCCTAGAGGGGCAAAAAGAAATCAACAAACAAATAGATCAATTACACGAAAAGGTTAATACAAAAGTTGGTAGGCAAGAATTATTTGGGTGGATAGTTGCAGTTGGAGCTTTATCTGCTTTAGTAGGCAATTTAATGAGCTAAGCGTGTACTAGAAGCTGTTTTAAGCGTTGTAAAAAGCAGAGTGGAATAATGATCCATAACCAATAATCAACTAACTATTACGATTTTTTTTATTTATTTGTTTACATATTATTTAATCTTCGATTAAGATAGAACTATGATTAAAACAAAAACAGAAATAACAGAGGAGAAAATCATGCCTAAAACACTAGAAACTCAACTATATACAGGTTGCACAGATTGTGGAAGTTACAGTTTACAAACTGAATGTCAACTTGATGAACAAGGAGATACTCAAACAGGTTATTTTCTAAGACTTGAATGTAGAAGTTGTGGCTCAACACAATGGACTCAAGATTGTTCAGAAGAAGATTATCAAAAAAGTAAATTGTACGAAAACAAATAGAAACGGAGAAAGGGGAATAAAAATGGTTAAAACAAAAATATCAGATGTAAGGTTAAATGTTTTAGATCAACATTTTAAAAAGTTGCTTAATAGTCAATTTGAATACACAACTGACACAGAAAGAAATTTTAATGTTAAGCACAATGTGTCTGCTGATGTGTGGTGTTTGTTTAAAGTATTATTAGAATCAGATGAGTTTAATAATGAAGTTAAAAAAGAAATACACAAAACTTTAAGACATGAAATTATAAGAAGAAAGAATTTAGTTTAATCTAAATTAAGAAAGGAAAATAATGATATTAAATAAACTAGATATAAACGGAGATGGGATCTTCAATAGCATTGAGTTGCTTGTCTTATTCGCTATAATGGGATTAGTAATGTTTTTCTTAAATAGAACTAAACCTAAAAAAGTTGAGTTCGATATTAATGACGAACTTGCTGTTGCAAGAATTACAGGTGTTTTAATAGACGAATAAACACCCAACAGGAAGAAAAAGGCCTAGTTCGTTTGCTCTGTTTCGGACTAGGCTTTTTTTGTGTTTTAAACAACTAATCTAAAATTCAAGTAGACTTTAAGCATGCCTAAAAAAAAGGTTAGTACAAAAAAGGAAGTTACTCACAATAGTGAATTAGGTAACAATTACTATCCTAGTGGGTGGAAGCCTCAAAGATCGTGGGATAACAATACCAATACAGGAGAAGTTACTCATATTCAGCCTCGAAGTGATAATTTTAAATTTAATAGCCTTTTAAGTGAATGGGGCTTTGATCCAACAGAGTTTTACATTGAAGAAGATAGCATAAAGTTTTCTACTTGGGACACACAACTTAAAGGTGGTGTTGTAGAGCAAATGTATGCCTTTAAAGCTACAATCAGACGGAAAAAACCTAAACACGACAAGTTTTACAAAGAAATTAAAGATCAAGTTATTAAAAAAAGGCCTTTAAAAGTATCAAAACAAAAGGGAGATTATGCCTATTTCTTTATGTGTGCTGATTGGCAATTTGGAAAAGCAGAATACAATACCGAATGGGGTGTAGATGAAACTGTGGACTATATCAAGCAAGGAATAGAAAAAGCTAAGAAAAACATAAAAGATCTTAAAAAACTAGGAACAATAATAGATGAAATATACATAATTGGGCTTGGGGATCTTATAGAAAATTGCTATGGATTTTTTGAACACCAAGCTTTTAATGTAGAGTTAACACGATCAGAACAAGAGCAGATTTCTAGAATGATGATATTGGAAGTACTTGATGGCTTATTATCATTGGCCCCTAAAATTGTAATTGGTGGAGTTCCGGGTAATCATGCAGAGTATAGAAGTGGAAAAAATTCTATTGTTACAAGCAGACTTGATAATTCAGATACAACTATATTTCAAATAGTCGGGGAGATCATAGAGGGCAGAGAACGTTACAAGCATGTTAAAACAATAGTTCCAGATGACTTTTATTTGCTTTTAGAAGTAAAAAATAAGCGTATTTGTTTTTACCATGGCCACATGTCCGGTGGTGGATCTGGTGCAGAAGGCAAACTCATGAATTGGTGGAAGAATCAAACAATGGCTAGACTACCGGCAGGAACAGCTGATTTCTTGGTTACAGGTCATTACCACCATTTTAGAGCAGTTACAGAACGAGGTAGAACTTGGATTCAAAGCCCCAGTCTTGATACATCAACTGAATTAGAAGCTAGATTAGGCTTGACTACATCACACGGCATATTGACTTTTACATTATCTAGTAACGGCATTGATAATTTACGCATATTATAAATTAAATCGTAGATTGCATTAAAATTAATATATGATTAAAATAGAAGTATGGCAAAAGAAATAGTTGCTATCGAGAATGTGGGACATACTGCTAAATTAGTGGTCAAAAACGGCACAACTTTTACTCACGAGAAACTACCATTAGGAATATTAAGAATCGAGCCAATAGAGTATGTTGAAGATATTAATAGCACCGATAATGTCGTGCTTAGTAACGACAACACCAACAGTTAATCAGTTACAAAACTATATTTCTTGTCTTGATTTAACTGAGAAAATTCAAGTAGTAGATCAATGGACACCGTTAATAGAAAAACACTTTAAAGAAGAAGATATAAATAAGGCGTTATTAATAATTTATTGTGAATCTACGGGATACGTAAACGCAGTCGGAAAAAATACAAACGGAACAGAAGATCGTGGACTTTGGCAATTTAATGATAAAACATGGGCATGGTTAACACCTAAATTAAATATAAAAGAAAATAGATTTAGTCCTAAAACTTCAACAAGAGTTGCTAGTTGGCTAATATATAATGACGGTTGGCACCATTGGAATAGCTCTAAACATTGTTGGAAAGACTACGATAAGATCCAAGATTAACTAAAATAAGATCATGAAGATTGTTAAAAAAGCTATTTCTTCACTACAAGAAGATAAAAAAAATGTTAGAAAACATAATCAAGCCAATATAGAGGCAATAACTAAATCTTTAGAAAACTTTGGCCAACAAAAACCTATTGTTGTAAAAGACAATGTTGTAATAGCAGGTAATGGAACTTTACAAGCTAGTAAAAATTTAGGTTGGGAATTTATAGACACAGTAGAAATACCTAGTGATTGGACAGAAGAAAAAATTAGAGCTTATGCTATTGCAGATAATAAAACTCATGATCTATCAGACTGGGACAATGACCTATTACTTGAAAGTTTAAATTCGCTAAATGAGTTTGAGATTGATGTAGTAGGGTTTGATGAAAAAGAGCTAGAGGATTTAATTGAGTTTCAAGACAAGCCATTTAAAACTATAAGAATAGATGTAGACGATTTAAAAGAACACCCTAAAAACTATCAAGAACACCCAGACAAGCAATTAGAGGAAATTATAGCTTCAATAGAAGATCACGGATTTTATAGGAATATAGTTATTGCTAAAGATAATACAATTCTTGCCGGTCACGGTGTTGTCCTTGCAGTTAAAAAAATGGGCAGAAGTAGAGTTCCGGTAATTAAATTAAACATAGATCCAAACGATACCAAAGCATTAAGAGTTTTAACTAGCGATAATGAAATAAGCAATTCTGCAAAAGTCGATGATCGAGCACTTAGTGAGCTATTAAAAGAAATACTAGAAATAGACGGAGATATTAAAGGCACAGGGTTTGACGAAGATCAACTATCAGCTTTAGTTTTTACAACAAGACCGGCAAGTGAAATAGAAAGTCATGATACTGCAAACGAATGGGTAGGCATGGACGATTTTAAGCCTTATGAAGATGAGTACAAATTAGTTGTACGCTTTGAAAATCAGTTTGATAAAGAAGAACTAATGGAAAAAATTGGAGTTACTTTAGTTAATAAAGAGTTTGGAAAGACTTCTAGCATTTGGTATCCGGAACGACCAAGAGAAAATCCTAGCGCTATCTTTTTTGATGAGCAATAAATATCCTGTCTATATAATATCTAAAGGACGACATGATGTTTGTTTTACGGCTGAGATGTTTAAAAAGTTTAAAGTACCTTTTAAAATTGTAGTAGAACCACAAGAATTTGAGGATTATGCAATTTTCTATGATCCAAAAATTCTTATTAAAACACCCTTTAGCAATTTAGGTCTTGGATCTATACCGGCTAGAAATTTTGTATGGGAACATTCAAAAGAACTAGGAGCTAAAAGACATTGGATTTTTGACGACAATATAAGGCATACAAGATACTTTTGGAACGGTAGAAGAATAATTGTAAATCCTAATATTGCTTTAAATGAGATCGAGAAATTTACAGATAGATATACAAACATAGCAATCAGTGGAATGAATTACACATTCTTTGTTAATAAAGGAGTCAAAAAACCTTATTGGCATAATAATAGAGTTTTTTCTAATCTTCTTATAGATAACTCGCTTGAGTTTAGGTGGCGTGGAAGATATAACGAAGATACAGACTTGTTTCTACAAGCTATGGCTAAAAAATACTGTACTGTTTTATTTAATGTATTCATGATCGATAAAAATGCTACCTTAAGCATGAAAGGTGGAAACATGGGAGAGTTGTACAAAGGAGATGGACGACTTAGAATGGCTAGAGATCTTGAAGAACAATGGCCCGGTGTTGTAAAAACAGTAAGGAAATACGGCAGACCACAACACGAAATAGTAAATAAGTCCTTACAGTTTGATACACCCTTAATTAGAAGAACAGACATAGATTGGGATAATATAGCTCAAGAAAAGTTACAAATGAAGATAGTAAAAGTAGATGAGATTGAAAGTGAACGACTAGAATTAGCGGTGGATAACTACAATGAGTGAAATTGAGTGGCAAGAAGATGAAACATATAGCGATTATAAAAGAAGAAAGCATGCAGGTATGCAAGGCATGGGCCAAAAGACTGTGAAAAATAGAGAGGGTTGGACTGAACAACAAAAGCGTGGACTGAACAACAAAAATAAAGGGCGTAGAAAACAAAATATAGCTAGAAAAAAA